AATCAACTGCGAAGGAAAGAAAGAAGTCCTCTCCATACAAATCGGTGAAAACGAAAGCTCAAAGTATTGGCTGTCTGTATTGAACGAACTCAAGAATCGAGGGGTAAAAGATATCCTGATTCTTTGCGCCGATGGCCTGGCGGGAATTAAGGAAGCCATAACAGCTGCCTATCCGCAGACAGAGTATCAGCGATGCCTTGTTCACCAGGTTCGCAACACGCTGAAATACGTCTCAGATAAAGACAGAAAAGCATTTGCAAAGGACCTGAAGACCATTTACAATGCCCCGTCCGAGGCAGAAGGACGGGAAGCACTGGACGAAGTTACATCTGCCTGGGAAGAGAAATATCCGCGAGCAATGAAACGCTGGTATGATAACTGGGACGCTATTAGCCCCATCTTTAAGTTCTCGGCAGATGTTCGTACCGTAATCTACACGACAAACGCGATTGAGAGTCTGAACTCAACTTACCGCCGTCTGAACAGTCAGAGAAGTGTCTTCCCCAGTGACACCGCTTTGTTGAAAGCGTTGTATCTTTCTACTTTTGAAGCTACGAAAAAATGGAATATGCCAATTCGAAACTGGGGAAAAGTCTATGGCGAACTGGCTATCATGTACGATGGCCGGCTGCCTGACTGATACCAGAAACATTCGTGTACGTCAAGGGTGAAATGCACGCCCGCGATGCGGGCGCCCTTGACATACCCGCCTGGTTTCTGGTAGAAAAGTAGATAAGCGCTGAACGGCAGGGCCTGCCGTTCAGGCCCTTCAAATTCTGGTCGATTCACAGAAGATTTGAATTTACAGAAAAGATTTCACACTGCCGTTCTAACATGTCGCACATGTCGGAAACTATATGCTGAGGCGTAAAGACTTCTCCGAATTTTGAGATTCTTTCTTTCTTTGAAAGCGGTTGTACTGTGTCTGTCCCCATGTTTCACCGTGCCTTTCCCGATATGCTTTTCTGCCTTTCTCGCTGGACTTGCATAGATTCTGATAGCACCGCTCACACAGTTTTATTGGTTCTCCCGTCCACTTCCCTACACCGTCCATATAGGGTTTTCCGCATAAGTGACAGCGACCTTCTGTGTCTTTCAGTTCTTCTTTTGGCTTCTGCTCCGGTATGTACTCAATCGGAGAATTATGCCGGTAATGTGTATGATCAAAACACCGGGGATGCCCTGCCATCGTGTAAGCATCTTTCTTTCCGCATTCCGTGCACAGATGAAGTTTTCTATACAGGTCTCGCCGATCTTTCATATATTGTCGTTGATATGCTTGCCTGTCTTCTATGTTCTTGTATGCCATAGCCTCACCTTAAAACAGTGTGAATTGTGATTCTTCCGGTATAAACCGTTTGGCAATCACGTCTTCTACTCTGTCGCCCATGCCGAGCATTTCATTCATGGCTTTCGCATAAAACTCCTTGCTGATCTCAAAGCCGTATGAGTTCCGGCCCATTGTCCGCGCCGCCAGAAGTGTTGAACCGCTCCCGGCCACGGGGTCAATCACGATGTCCCCTTCATCGGTATAGATTTCAATCAGGCGTTTCAGGATTGATTGCGGTTTCTGCGTCGGGTGAATCTTCGGGATGCTCTTCGGGTCTTTCTCCCATCGAAACCAGTCATACACCATTTTTCCCTCATTGTTGAATTTCGGCAGGCGGTCACGCCAGAAGATCACCGCCATTTCTGTTGCACCTACAATCTTCATATTGGCTTTCAACACTTGCGCCGAGTAATCTTTGATGAAGAATATGGGCTGGCTGTTCGGGAAACCGTATTTTCCCGCCGTATCCACGAGGAACTGATACTGCTGAAACGCGCAAAAACAGATCATTGCACCGCTCTGACTCTTGCGTTTCTGGCTCTTCCCGATCCGTTCTTCCTTGTCGCCTCCCTCTTTGTCTTTCCTCAGCAGGCGATTGCAGAATGCAAAATATTCAACGATGTTAAAGTAATCATCAGACGGGAAGAAAGAACTGTGTGCGCGTTTGCTCTCCCCGTTGCTGTTGTCACCGTCGTTGTACCATGTCGGATTCGAGGCATATGCCTTGTCTTCCAGACGATACGGCAAATCCGCAATGACAAGCTGCGCTTTCGGGATGTTATAATTTTTGTAGTTCTGGAAGTTGTCGTTATATAATTCACACTTGACAGCTATTGTACTCACCGCCTTAATTCCCGTTCTTATTCTCGCTTCGATACAGCGTAATAATCGACCCCGTGTCAAACATCCCTACCAACTCACCGCCGTTGTAGGCACAGACAAACCCATCCTTCTGTTCTACTCTGTCGGCATCGACTACTACGGCGCGATCCATCCCACGCAGATATACCGCTACTTTGTTCATTCCGTTTTTTCTCCTTCATTTTCCGTTTTATCTGTTGATTTCAACTTCACATCATACACCGCTTCAAAGAAAGCATCCGCATTCTCAATTGTCCGCTCGGTTCCGTACCGACTCCCGGCAATTTCAATCCGGTTCCACATCTCTGCATGATGCCGCACGATATTCTTCATGGTATCATACTCTGTTTTCTGCACCTGATACCGTTTGATGATCTCGGCCTTGACCTTCTCTGCTTCTGCTTTTCGTGTCTTCCCGTCCCGGAAATCTCGGTAAAGCTCCCGGAAAGCGTACCACAGTACGATCTCCGGGGCTTTCCAGCTTTCTGCAGGTTCCGGTTCCAGATTGAATGCGGACAACCGCACGTCATCAATCACACTCATGCCGTTACTCTTCCGGGAGATAGGCGTACTTCTCTGCGATAGTATCAGCGTCTATGACATCGCCAAGCGGATTATTCGGCGTGACCACGATCTCGCTCTGGTCGTGCATGTCGTAGAAGTTCTTGCTCCTGTAGATGTACATGACCGGATTCATCTGGTTGTTGATGGCCATGTTCGCGTCAAAGGTAGCGATAGCATCATAGGCGGACTGGATGATTCTTTGCCTTTCTGCATCACACTTGATACCGCATTTCCAATTCCAGACAGAAGCGCGGGTGTAACCAAGCGCAAGTGCCAGCCCTTCTACGGTCGGTCGGTTCTGCCCTGTAATGCATTCGTCAAAATAGTATTCAATGCGCTCTTCAATATCTTGGTTTGTTTTTACCGGATGTTCTTTCCCGTATTTCTTCCAGTGCATAACATTGGCAAGCGCTGCAGCGGCTGCTTCTGGGGCCAGCGTGAACGGGCTGTTCTGCAAACATGTGCTTCCTCTGCCTTTCCGGTAAACCTTTTCAGGCTGTCCTTTAAAACCTTCCATGTATTCCTGCTTATCTCCGTCCGGGTATTCTACCCCTGCGAGATCGTAAGCTTCCTGAATCTCTGCTTCCTGCCTTTTAGCTTCCAGCACGTCTTTCAGATTTTCGTTATTCATAATACTCCACTCCTTTCTGCGTTAATTAAAACGGCAGCGCCTCAAAAGAATCCAGCGTCTCAAACTGTACAGGCTGAACGGAATATTCCTTAATCTCATCAGTCTCAGTTTTCTCAGCCGTATTCTCAGTGTTCTCGGAATTCCCGGCTTCCGCTGATTCCTCTGCCGCCTTCTTCCCAAGGTCCTCCCAGCCATAGACCTTCTCGCCTTTGGTCTCATTGTATGTCGTGCCGGTGATCCTTCTGGTGACTTTGGAATACGTCACCCGGATGGCGTCATCGTTCTTGGTCTTCAGGTTCCCGAACAGTCTGCTCTTGGTTACTTTGATCAGGCCGTCGCACTCATAATTCTCATCGGTATTCCGGGAATATTTAATCACCACATCGGCCTTGTTTGTAATATCGCTTGACCCGGCGACCAGATCGTTATCATCCATCATGTCCGATGCGCTGGCCTTTCTTGGATGAGCAACCAGAACAATCACAACCGAATACTTTACCGCAATTGCCTTGAGCTGCCCGACAAAATTGCTCTGTGCCAGATACAGATTGCTCTGTTCATTCACGGCCTCCATCGCCGTCATGAGATTGTCGATGCACACAAGCCGGACATTGTACTGCCTGATTACTTTCTCTATGGTCTCCGGCAGAGTCTCAAATTCGCTCCCTTCTGTCAGATAGTTGTTGTCGTAGATATACGCTCGGCCTCGATACCAGTTATTGATCTTCTGCGTGATTTCATCGGTCAGATAATAGCTCTTCTCCCCAAACTGATCTGGATAGTCTTTTACATTCCGTATCCCGGCCAGTTGCAGGTCGAGCCAGTATTTGAAATGGAAATCCGCAAGCTCCCCGGAGTACACAAACACGCTTTCCTTCTGGTCAAGCGCCTCTGCAACAAGCTGGCTCATGAAGGTACTCTTCCCTTCCCCGCGCTTTCCGGTCAGGATGATAAGCTGACCCATGACCATGCCGCGAATACAGCGATCCAGTTCCTCTATCCCGGTCTTGATCTTATCCATCTTGTTTATATCCATGTTCTGGACATCCGCCAACTGTTTGATGTTATCCAGCTTTGGGATCTCCGCATGCTCCACGGCATACCGCAGAGATTTCGGCCCGTACTTCTGCAGGATATCGTTCGCATCCTTCTCACCGAGATAGTCCTGCTGCCTCACGCATTTCACGATGATATCATTAGGCAGTCTCGCACTCAGCCCGTCTACCAACGTAATATGCCCATGCTCACAGTCGCCGAACACGATGATCTCTTTGAACTGCATCATCCATTGCAGGTTGTAGGTATACCAAGTAAACCCGGAAGCGCCTGTCGGAACAGACACTGCATTCGGTATTCCTGCTTCTGCGAGTGACAGGCTGTCGATCTGGCCTTCTGTCAGAACAAGGGGCTTATCATATTCCTTCGCCTGATCCATCCCGAACAGAATCGGCATGGTATCCTTCTCGCACCACTCTTTATTCTTGTCGATTCCTTTTCGGAAATCCGTTTTCCGGTACTTTACGAATACCAGCCTGTCGTCCTCATCATAGAACGGGAAAACCAGAATATTCGGATGATTGTCCTGAACCGTGATATGGTACTGTCTGGCGATCTTCTCGCTGATCCCCCGGCTTTCCAGATACTTGATCGCTTCCGGTTTCGTTTCCGGTCTCTTCTGCGGAAGCTGACGGTAGATTTTCGGCTGTTCGAATTCCAGCTTGTAATCAAAGTCCCGGCAAAGCTCTACGAAATGTCCCTGCCGCTCACAACTTGCCCGGAGGCAGTTGAATACGCCTTTATTCAGATTAATGGAGAACGTCCATTCATCCCGCTTGTTTCCGGTTCCCCCGTCACAGTACGGACACCGTTGGAATTCAAGCTCATCGCCTTTTTCCTTGCATTCAATCCGCATAGAGGCAGCGAACCCGAACGCATCTTCTCTTTTGAATTCGTAGCTCATTCGTCTGCCATCCTCTCCAGCGCTTCCCGTGCCTCCCGGTACAGCAAGTCCTTTATGACGCGTCCAGAAAGCTCTGATTTGCACAGGATAAGCTGGCAGTCATATCTGGCCAGCCAAGTGAACAAAGACGCTACAAGGGCCTGTGGGTACATCTGAGAGCGATATTTACCGGCATATGCTTTCTCCAGCGTGTCTTCGACCAGCAGGACAATCTTCTGACCTGCGCCCTTGGCCCTTTCAAATTCCCGGACGAACCGATCCCGGTCATGGGTGAAGTTCCCGCAGATTTCTGTCCACCCGGATTTGCGTTCGATTTTCACCGGGACTTCATACTGGCTTCCATCAGGCAGGTACAAGACCGCACCGTAATCGCCAAAGTTCAGCCGCTGGGTTTTATACGGACATCCAAACTGTTTATACCGTAGTCTTGACCTTTCTGTTGGTTTTTCCAAACTATCCACGCAGATCGTAAATGTCTTCATCACATCTTCTATCTCTGAAGGATGCACATAGAATCACCACACTTTCATTATGGGGCCACCGTTCTGGTGACCCCTTTTTTATTGCCCTATTACTTCAAATTTTTGAAGTTAGAACGGGAGATCGCTCTCGTCGCCAGCAGGTTCCTCGGTGAACTGCGGCGCGGTTTGTGCGGGCTTATCCTTCAGGGGTTTGTCCTTCAGGGGCTTGAAGTTACCTGCCCGGATGTCATCCACGGAAACGGAGCCAGCAGCTTCGGTCGTCCAGCCGGTCTTGCCGTTGTACTCCCATTCCTTGTTGCGGTACAGGACGCCCAGCTTCTTGCCCTTCAGGGTCTTCTCATCCCAGCTCCAAGTGTAGCCGGGGTTGGATTCCTGCACGGCCCAGATGAAGTTACCGAAGGTGCGCTTCGTCCAGCTATCCTGCTCAGTGCCGTCGTCGCTGGGGATACGGATGCGGTAGGTTCCGCGCCACTTCTTATCGTCGTTGGTGTTCTGCTTGTAGTCCTTCTCAAAGAACCCGGCGAACTGGCCCTCGGACACGTCAATGGCCAGAACCAGATACTGGGTATCGCCGAAGTCGTTGTGGTACTCGTCGATCTTGACGCTCTTGACGGTGCAGACATACCCGCCAGCCGGGAGGATCTCGCGTCCGCTGCTTGCCTTCTCTGCGCGAAAGTCATTGTAAGCCTTCATGTTTATTATTCTCCTTTATTATTTCACTATTATTTCACTAAAATGTTGTTCTTGGATTCAATGTGTGCAAAGTCAACTTCCATACCAGCCTTGATGGCCTTTTTGATATCGTCCTTCTTCGGGACGGGAGCCGCATACTTCAGCAGAGACGGGAAGTTCTTGTCGGCCCAGAGGACGAACTTCTCCGGGTCATCATTGTCAAACTTGACTTCATCGCTCTTCCGGTAGCTGATCCTGACGGCATCCTTCTGGAACTTTTCACCCTTCAGCAGATAGGCAAGCCAGCGCTTGGTTCTCTCGGCCTTCTCTTCTGCTTTCTTCTGCCGGTCTGCCAGCTTCATCTTCTCGGTCTTGATGGCATCGGCTTCCGCCTGCAGGTTGATGTACTGGTTCCGAAGTTCGACGATCTTGTCATCAAACTCCATCTGGAGCTGATCAATGGCCGCATTCATCTCTTCTTCTGTGGCCGTGATCTCGCCGGTCTCTTCATCCACAAAGGATTCCATCAGGCGCTCCAGCGCTTCGTTGATCGGATAAATCATTCTTATTCACCCCCTTTATAGATTCCAATACTCACGAATGCGAGTATCAATCGCTTTGAGATCATTGTCGATCTGGATCTCGAACATCCCTTCCGGGCTTTTCGACAGGTCAGTACCATCAGACTGCGTGCGGAAGAAATACTTCTTGGTTCCTTCCTTCATGGCCCGAAGGCAGATGGTTACCATGCCTTCCAAGCACACTTTCTGGTCGAGCAGCTTGCCGATGGTCTTCAGCTTGGTATCCCCGTAGTCATTGGTTTCCTCATGCATGATGAGGTACACAATTACGTTATCCGGGAGCTTGTTCTTTACAAACATGATCAGACCGTAGGCATCGTCCGCGATGCTGTTGTAAAGATCAAACTGGCTGCTTCCCTGCTTCTTAGTATGCTCTGCCATGAACTTGACCGTCTGCTGGTAGCCGAAGTCATCCACGACCGCAGTCTTGATCCCCTTCTCGCCCATCTTGGTCAAGGCATTCTTGACTTTCTCCACTTCCGCAGTCTTGTACTCATATTGGAATTTCTTCGGGAACGGGAGCCGCTTGTTTACAGTGTTGACAAGAAGGATTTCTTCCTCCCCGAAGTTGATCAAGCTCCGACTTTTCCCGGTTCCCGATTTGCCGTAAATCAGGACGCATTCACCCATGCTTCATTCCTCCTTTTAAATAACCAATTTAATGTCATACTCTTCGTTCAGCGTATCCGTCAGGTCTTTGAGATTGACATAGCCTTTCTTGATACTCTCCGACAGACCGTCCCACTCATCCCATGCCCGAACAATGTCATCGTTCGAAAAGTTGAATTTGTCTTTGAGTACCGTCAGGAAGATCGCCATTGCCAAATGGCAAGCTTTCTCCTGCGCCTTCACAATGTCCGCTTGGCTTGCAGGTATCCTGCGCGGATTCACTTTCTTGCTCACATTTCCTCCACAAATTCGCTGCACAGATCGGAAGGAACACTGGTTCCCCACGGGAACATAGGATCACCGCTGCAGAACCAGACATCCAAGTCCGGCCTGAACAGGAACGTTCCGCGCAGCTTATACGGTTCCCGGTTGGTAGCCAGAGGCCCAGGCGTGACCGTTATGCGGCCTTTAAACATCTTGTATCCTTCGCAGCAAAGCATTCTTTATACCCCCATTGTCGTCTTTACCAGCCCGGAGTCCCAGGCTTTCATGCTCACGCGGTTGTCCTTCCTGGTGTAGTAGGCAAGGTCCGTAACCTGACCGCAGTTCTCGCAGGACACCTTCGGGCCGATGTCCAGCGGATGACGGTAACGGAACACGCTCTTCTTGTTCAGGACGATTTCCTTCCCGCAGCGCCAGCACTTCACTTTCTCATCCCGGTTGATCCGGTGCTGGAAGACGTTCCCGCCATACTTGATCGTGATATCAATCGGGAAGACTACCGTCGCCCTCGAATATGTTTTTCTCTTCTGCTGCACGTTTTTTCTCCTTCCTTTTTTTCAGTTCTATTGTAATCTTATCGGTAACGCTGAATGTGATTTCCTCGTGCGTTCTTCCGCACTTCTTTGCAGTGTCTTCGGCCTTCTGCCGGTCTACGTTCATCCACCGCAGGGCATCCATGATGCTGTAATACCGCCAAGATTCGATCTTAATCGGCTTCTTCCCTTCCTGTCGGATGATAGTATCCAGATCCTCTATCACCGGCTTCGGTTTTACCTGCCTCCCTATCCTACTCATTTTCAGTCTCTTTATCGGTGATGCTGACGATATTTTTGAGCATAAACATTCTTTTGACGCCGTCCTGATTGATGATGCCCCATGTATCATTTTTGCTGTCAAAGACAGGCTCATTATCATTTCTGGTAAAATCAAAACGTCCACCGTCAATCGTTTTTATACTGATCTTCCGCTTTGTCACCTCAAGCACCTCCAAGCGATTTCTTTTCCGCAGAACCAGCAGCGTTTCCTATTTCTTGCGATTTTCTTTCCGCAACAGCCGCAGACGTAATATGAGTATCGTGATCTGATAGTCTTGATCGGTTCAATAGCGGTGTTCATTCTTCTGCCTCTTTCTTGTGACACCCACCGTTCATTTCGTGACAGACTCCGTTGTACACACAGGCCGGAACCAGAACATCATTGAACTCAGGCAGTCTTTCCACAACCAATCTGCACATCTCAGAGACTACTTTTCTGGTTTTCTGCGAGGCCATTTGGCACAGCCGTTTATTTGCAATCACGCATAGTTCCTCACCATTAATGTCCCAGATCATATCCACGGGTGAGTCCTGCGGGGCTTTGTTCCGGTCGTATGCCGACTGCCTGTCGTTTCTCTGGCTCTTAACATAGGGCTGTGCATGAACGTGGCGACAAAGATGGACGCTCACCCAGGAAGGGAGATCGGTAATTAGGAAACTGAATCGCAGATAGCGGATCGGCGAGTGCCGTGCATTGAGGATTTCCCGTTTCCACTCATCGGTCGGTTGGGAGATCGGGCGCTTGCCAATCGTAACCAATGCCCTGCGTTTAACCTCCATCCAGTCCTTTTCCGTTGGATATTCTAAAAGTTGTACATTCATTCATTTGCCTCCTGTCTCAGCCAGTCAAGCCACTTTTCGGGAGGCCACCCACCTCCACAAGTAAGTGCAAATGATTCAAGTCCGCTCATCTTCTCAGCCAGTTCCTCATCCGTCATAGACCGGATGCGGTCGGCGTTGGTGATCGGCTTAGGCTCTACGAAATTAGGGCAAGTCTTCTCTGCAAACAAGCCGTATCGTCTGGCATAGCACTTGTCGTTCCCGCACTCAGTTTTGCAATTAATAAGGCGCGGGTCTTTGCTTGGATTATAGTCTTTTACCTCTTTCATAACCTTTTAACTACCTTTCAAAGCCCTTCAATTCGCTTCTTAGCGTGACTGCAAAAGTCGCTCGAAGAAATCGGCATGAGGAGAAGTTTGCATTGCGGGGCATAAAAGTTGTCATTCTCGTCAATCGTTCCCGGTTGCCAATGCTTGCAATCCTTGCATCGCACAATCTCCCCAGTATTGTCTACCCACTCATAGGACGGCGGGTTGTAATCGGTATATTTGCTCTGGACGATTTGATACTTATCAATCAATTCGATATACTCAGCCATCACTCACCATCCTCTCTGGTATGGACATCTGTGTCCTTACCATCAGCCGGGATGATGATTGGAGCATACTCTATCTCATCGATTGGGAAACAGCTTTCGTTTGTTGTCTGAGACCAATGGATAGTAGCTGTATCAAGCAGTGCATCCCTATCTATCAAATCCCCATGCGGCGGGACTTCTATAAGCGGACATTCTCCGTGTTTGTTCTCAGGATCATAGATATATGTATCCAGCACACAGCATAGTAGGCCGTCATAGAAATAACACTGTTCACACGCTTTTGGGAATTTTACATCCTTATTTGTAGGTACATAGAATCCCATTATCATGTTTCCTCCTTCGGCGGCTCCGGGATCGGCTTGCCAAGCATTGAGCAGAACCGTATACCTCCATACCAGCAAGGGCATTCAGATCGTTTGCTTAGTTCATTTATGACATCTGCAGCTTGCTTCAAATGGTCGGACAGCGTGATAGGCGTTTCCCACTCGTTGTCTTCTGCCCACTCCGCGTCTTCCTGCAATCCCTTAATCAGTTCGTCATACATCAGTTTCCTCCCTCTCTTCGCCGTCTCCGCAACAAACTGACCGCTATAGCCCAAAGCGGCGTTCATCTCATTGGACAGACCGCACTCGTCATATGCTTTCTGTTCATCTCCCGTGTTGAGGAAAATCCATGTATGCATCGCAGACGCAACTTTTAGCAATTCCTCAATGGCATCTGCGGCTTCTTCGATAACAAAAAACCTTTGCTCTGCGATATACGGGTCAACATCGTAGTCATCGCAGACTTCTTCCGCAACTTGCCGCACTCGCTTTATCAGTTCGTCATACATCGTCGGCTCTCCTCATCATAGGATTCATGCAACTATTTTTGCTTGTGCTGCGGCTGTCAAAAAGATTAAGCATTTCGATCAATGTTTCGCGGGAACTTTTGATTGCCTCAATTGCCGATTCGTGAGGCAACACAGGAATATTTACCTCAAGGCCAAATTCATCTCTGTAATACATCAGCTTTCCTCCCTCTTTTCGCCGTAGCTGCAAAAGCCATCCTCTCCGCGATACTGTGCCTCTTTGCAAAACTTCCGTAACATACAGTCCCGGCACAGCACCACAGGCCGCACGTCGGCTTGCAGTTCCTCAATCTGCTTATTCAGCCGATTCACCTCTGCAATGTGGGATTCTGCCTCTGCCATCATTTCGTGCTGAAGTGTCAGAATGTGTCTGTCTTGCGCCTCTATGGCATCGGCGGCTTCGATAATAATACATTTACCGTGAACCTTTCCGTCCGGGTAACAACAATCACGGTCACAAAGGGAGCAGTCTATTTCATGTTCGCTATCTTTCAGCCGCTTTATCAGATCTTCGTACATCGTTTGTTATCCTTTCTTGCAAAGCTTTTTCTGCATCCGCAGTCGTCATACAAAGACAGATTGCAATTCCCCTCATAATTGCAAAAGCAATCATACGCCTCGCAATAATTCACTTTATTGTAGATTCTTTCAAGAATGCAATCGTCACATGTAGATGTTTTGCAGATGTTACATGGATTATTTTCACCCATATCTCACCTCTTCATTCGGTTTAAACCGTCTGCAGGCCGTGCTTCCCTTGGTTATCCTGTACTGGAAAGTACAATTCGGGAATCCGAATTTATCTCTGAAGAAGTACCGGCATTCCTGACACATCCGGCCATAGATCAGAGCGTCAATCTCGGCGTCCCTCTGTGCTTTCCTTCTCTTCGCGTCCGAATCATCCGGCAGGTTCTGACGACGTCTCCGCTCAATCCGTTTCTTCTGCCGTCTTAGTGCGGCTTCCATCCGCAATTCGAACAGCTTTTGCTCGTGCTGGGCATCATATAACCGGAGACATTTCCACGAACAGCAGAAATACCTTTTTTGATGTTTCGCACTATGATTGTCTTCCCGTTTATAGACCCAATATTCTGGTTCACAGAAGAAGGTTTTTCCGCAGACGGGGCATACTTTGTATACCCCTGTCCCAAGCCAACTACTCATTCCCGATATCGCCAAGGATCATCACCCGGCCCTCGGTCAATGTCCGTGTGCAGGACGCAATCCGTACCGCCGTTACGCATCTCTTCAAACAGATGGTAAAGTGTAAGATATGCAGGAAGCTGCCCGGTTTCCGCCTGCTCCAGAACCTCCGTGGCCCACTGAACCTTTTCGGTCTGATAAGTATCTGCATCCAGATTGGCATATTCATACTGCTTTGCCTGAGTAAGAACCGCCTGAATGTTGTCTGGATACAGCGGACTCTTTACCCGGAGGATCACGTTCCAGCAGTGAGTTTTGAATGCAGCCTCGTTCTTCCAGATACCGGAATCCTTTGCAAGCATAATGGCGTTTGCTTTCCTGGCATCGTCTTTTGCCTTCTGGCCAGAAGTCTCATATTCATTCTCTGCAGCGAGATTCTGAGCCGCAATATAGCTTGCAACTGCTTCCTCACGGGCCGCTGCCTTCATGGCCTCATCCCGGCGATCTTTGTGGATACGAATTCCCCATGCAATGAAGGAAACCACCAGAGCGATGATGAGACCGGCAATGATCCAATTGATCAGAATCGGAACCCACGGGTGCTGTGCGGCCTGTTCCCGTTCCTTCTCCGCACGTTCCCGTATGACGTCAAGGAGAGATTCCATCTTGGTTTCCGATTTATTGGTTCTTGCATTTTTGACTTCGCTCGGATATAATGTCTCTACATTCATTTTTCACTTCCCCTTTCTGAGCCGTCATGCACCCCCATGCATGGCGGTTCTCGTTTTTTCTTCCTGCTCTGCTTTTCCACGGCAAGCTACACACAGCCCGTCCGTCAGATCTTTCGGGCTGCACGGCTCCCCACAACCGTCGCAGTACACCGCTTCGTCTATCAGTTCCGAACCGCAGTATGGGCATCTGATCTCATAGAACATTTCGGCAGGGTATCCATCAAGCTCGTAATGCCATTCTTCATGACGGATGATTTGAAGATCATCCCGTGGAATAATTTCATTGCAATCGAGGCAAACCCAATAACCGACCATCACACCCTCCATTTCTTTTCAAGCTTCTGCCGTTCCTCGTCCAGCCATGCGGGAGACTTTCCAGGGTTCTTGGCGTACAGCTCGTTCTTTTCCTGGTTGTACCGGACGATCCGCGACTCATACGGCATCGCCCTGATCATCCGGTCATTTATCTTCGCCATCGTCACTCTCCTCCTCATCCTCAATCTCTTCGCCGACCAGATAGCCGTTCTTCTCAACGATCCGAAACTTTTTCCCGGTGATCTCTTCCAGCGCTTCCCGGACTTCTTCTTCGGTAGGCTGGTATTCTTCCCATTCCTTCTCTTCCTCGCGGCCCTTAACGTAAGCCAGGATCAGCGTCAGAATGAGAATGACTACCATTGCGATCAGGAATCCAAACCAGAATGCATTAACGTACATCCGCGTCACCCACTTCCTTTTTGACTGCCGATCTCTTCTCCGGCTGAGACTTCAGTGTGATGACAACGCGCATTCCTTTCCCATCCGGGGCAGGAATCTGCGGGCAATCTGCCAGTCTCCCCACCGCAGGATTTTCCACTGATAAACACCCGTTGATCATTATCGACCCCGGAACCGGGCGGAAATCGTTCTCCTTCAGGATTTCCGCAATCGTCTTGTTCTCGCTATAGTCCCAATTGACGGTGCGGTTCCCGTCTTTGATCAGGACATTGATCATGTTCTTCCCTTCTTCTTTCACTTTTTCTTTCCTTTCCTGCTCAATGTTTGGTGGATCGCGCTTTCTCTATCCTTCATATCCCGGATTGCTTTCTTCCGGGCCTCTTTCTGCTCATCCCATGCCTTCTTCTTATCGCACAGGCATCCCGGATATCTGTCCGGGCAATCCCGCTGACATGGCATATCTTTCGGCATCCTATTTCCCATTCTTGTCCTCCGGGCTTCCTACCAGATAGGCCCGGTACTCAAGACCGAGAACCATCAGCACCTTCTTCAGCGTATATACCTCCCATTCATCGGTACGTTTCCTGCTGACCATATTCCGCAGCGCATCCGATGACATTCCGGCCATCTCTGCGATATCCGCCCATTCAAGCTTCAACCGCTTCTTCCGCTCCAGAATCGCCGCCAGATTCCAGTCCACCGGCTCGTCTTTCGGCGGTTTCTTTCCAAGGTTCGTCTTTGGCACTTTCTCTCCACCTTTCTTTGACTTTTTGAATTACAGATTTGTTTATATCGAAATGCTCGATCACATCATTAGGGTTGCTGTACCAGCCCATTAGGTTTCTCTCCCATCGAACCAGTTTTTAAAGCATTCTTCACTCTTATCAGAATAATCCGGCTTAATAACCTTTTTTGTAAGCATAATGTTCAATGCTCTGACACATGGCCTTCCATAGCTATTGTCACTGCAATAATCACAGATAGCTCCATAGCCGCAAGCGCCGAAATGAGTGTTCTTCTCGCTTAACGCTTGATCATTACTCCATTTCTGGAAAGCATTCTCCCAGCTACGTTTCTGCTTGGCGTATTCTTTGAATCGAGCAACTTGTTTCGCAAGGTCTTCTGCTTCTTCTTCGCTCAATGGTGGAAGCATAGATAACTGTTCCTCCACCATCAGTCTGTTTCCTCTCTGCTACTTCTATTCGGATTAAGCATATTACTAACGAACTGAGAGCAGATAAAAACAGCCTCTCCGCGCTTAAAACCGTTATTCATCAGTTGATCTCTGAGAAACCCGGCCAATTCCGAGACGGCCCCCAACGTATTGGTCGTTTCATCGATCATCTGCTTCTTATTTTCATAGTCCGTATCAATCACCTTCCTTCCGTTCCTGAAATATCCAGCATCCCCACTCGCTCATGAACACACCATCAGGGGCATCTTCATCGCATTCTGCCTGATACAGCGTCTGTTCTATCTGCTCCTCATAGCAGTGCTTGCAGTCTTCACACGGGCTGGACATTCTCGATCACCCCTTTATACTCTTCCCATCTGTGCGGCCTGATCGGTCTCAGGAACGGCTCCGTGCTGAACACCAGAACCAGCGCTCTACCGATCCTTGGATAGTTATCCGTCCAGTAGTGGTCTATCAGTTCCCCTGACCGGATACGCTGCTTGATGCGGTTGTGGTAGGAATAAGTCATTTCTCTTGACCTTTCTGCCCCGAGTGTGGTACAATCATCTTGTCTATGAGGTTGTCCACACTCAGGGCTTCCGTTATTTATCCGTTTCAATCGCCGCTAACGATTGAGGCGGATTTTTATTTTTCTTCCAGCTTTCTGCTGCTTCTACCCTCATTGTATTTTTTGAAGATTATCCGGCGGTACTTGACTTCTCTTGAACCACCACTATCTTTGCCTTGCATAATGATAGAGTTTACTGAAATATTGCGGAACTTCTTATAGAACTCGTTTTCTGGATATTCTCCGTAATAGTCCTTATAAAACGCATAGAAACCGCAAATGATATCAGCAGACAAACTATCTGGATCGCCATCCCAAAGCCGAAGAATCATAGTAAGCATCGCCCGGAACTGTTCGCGGTTAAGTGCTTTATAAGCTTTGAATAAAGCGGCGGTAGCAATGCAGCGATACTGGCTTTTCGATTTTTTGAAATCTACAATACAACCGCAGGCTGTCGCGTCATTAACCATCCCAACAACATCAGGATTCCTCATATTCCACAGTGCTTTCAGACGATCATTTGTTGTTATGGTTTTGCGAAGATTATTCTGCTCGACAAATGCATCGGCTTCATCAAACCATGTCAGGCCGCGAAACAGCTTACAATAAATCGGCTTATCATCATATTTTGCTTGCCATGCGGCAACACTGTGCTGGCCATCAAAGACAAAAAACTTTCCATCACGCAGCGATACAAACGGTTCACGAAATCTGATTGGATTCCAGTTATCCACGATCTTGTTTACTCTATTCTGATCAAGATCTCTTTGATAAGTAGGGTCAATAGTCAATTGCGACGGAGTAAGATATTTGTACTCAAACTCTGGACCACCGGGTAATTTCATAAATGTTTTTCCCTCACTTTCTGAATTTTGTTAATAATGGTTTCAATTGCCTTGTCAATAATTTCTAAGGTTTCGACTGTGATGAGATCAATGTGATCGGACAGCTCATTATCAAGCTGGGATATGTATGCTTCACCATTCAATGTTAATGTCTCCACAAAATTGCCGACCGTGTATTGCAGTTCTGCGTCCGGGTCATACATACGATCAACGATACTGGCAATCCGTTCACGCTGTTCTCGCTCTTCCTTGGTAAATCCTCCGGGATTCAACGGAGGTCTTCCCTTTCTTTTTTCGCTCGTTTCAACCTCCTCCTCTTCTGAATTTTCTTGCGCTTCCTGTTTCTCTTGTTTTATGGCTTTTTCGCGTTCCCTTGCTCTCTCAAGAACATTTGTTCTTGTCGGTTGGCGGTTTTCCTCACGTGCCTGTGCCTTTTCCTGCTCAATCAGGTCTTTGTTGTCTGCCAGTTTTTCAAAGCGGCTCATGTCAGTTCGACTAAAACCAAGTTCCGCTCCGATTTGCTCTTTGGTTTTTGGTTTACTTGTAGCACCGCTGTCACAAGTAGAATCCTTCTGATAAGGTTGGCCTCCTGTCGCTTTCGGAATCTCTTTCGTCAGTTCCCCAATCCTCGCCCCGGCATCAAGAATGAGTTCATTTAGCATCCGCTGTTCTTCCTCTTTCTGAGCAAGAACTTCTTGTGCAATACCAAGATTTCTCATTGCACGGATTTCTGCCGCTTGTGCCTTTGCTTTCTCTGGTGCAATTAACATAAATTTTGCTACATCTTCCAGTGGTGCAAGCTCAACAGTTTTTTGATAGACAACAAGTTCGTCCACTTATTCACCTTCTTTCTTTATGGTTTTAATTCTCCGGCAATGTAATAATCATCATCGCATGATATATCTTTTTCTCGATTCCAGACCTGCGATCCGATTAAATTGCCTTGACTATCATAGTAATTGAATACTGTAAGACATTCGCAACCATCAATAATCTGTTTCGATAGACGGTCTTCAAACATCGCCTTATTTACTCGTAAAATATGGATACCGGTTCTTGCTTCCATAATTAATGGCATACCGCTGTTTCTGATTTCTGCTTCTGTCACTTTACTCACCTTCTTTCGTTCTGCTCATTCGTTTCATTGAAAGCAAATTTTTCTGCTTCTTCTATAGAAGTTGCTTTTGCTATAAAATTGTAAGATTCAGCATCGAAAAACAAATACAGAGAATTAGATTCCTTAAACATCAGCATTCCGCGTCTTGCAACATACCGCCTGACTTTCTGGTCTCTGCTTTTTTGTTTCACGTTTCATTCACCATCTTTCTATTATTCACTTTAGTGGACAGTCACATTAAAAAAATATCGCTGGGTTTAACACCGAACGCCTCGGCCAGCTTCGCAATAGTACGAGTATTTACATTAACCTCTTCGTTGTTTTCGATCTTGCTCAAGGTAGCTCTGGAAATGCCGGTCATCTCTACGAGTTTTTCCTGAGAGATTCCGCGCTCTGTTCTTAATTCTTTTAGCCGATTCTTAATCACTTTATCACCTCCTCAATGTGACTGTCTACTTTTGTGGACGAACGTATGGTAGCATATTTTATGCCGTCTGTCAACAAAAGTGGACAAAGTTTTTCTTGACTTTCTTTTGTAACCGATGTACACTAAAGTTGACACTTTTCAGAAGGGTGGTGTGAATATGACTCTTAGTGAATTCGTAAAACAATACCGCGAGGTACATAACATGTCAATTCGTTCATTTGCTGAAAAAGTTGGAATGAGTCCCCAACAGATTTCAAATATTGAAAAAGGAATTGGCAACAATAAAAAAGAAATGACTTCTACGATGAAAACATATCAAAAGATCGCTGAAGGCATTGGGATGAAAGAAACGGAATTTCTCAAGTATTTAAATGATAATGTTTTAGTTAATCCTTCAGATGAAAAAATAACCGCCACAGTTAGTGACGGTAATCGACCATATGATTTAGAAGAGATCAGAAAGTTGGTTGCAGGATATAGTGATGAAGAAGTTCATAATCTTCTTCTTGATTTGCGCGAAAAAAAACGTAAGCAATAAATTCAGGATTTTCTATAAGAAATTCTAACAGTTCTTCCCTCTCGCTCACTTCAGCCTGCCCTCCTCCTTCAAAAGTTTGAGAACGGCGACCGCATCGAAAAATCCATAAGAATAATCCATCGACTTTGCCATGCCATGCTCGTGAAAATACTCATGCAGTCTTTCCATTATAGTTTCGTAGTCGGTCATTCCGTTTCTCTCCTTTGTACAATCTTTTTATAGACGGAGCCAGCCCGCCGAGCCGCCAAGCTGCTGACCGGCCCCGTATCCTTTGGACGGTTGCATTATACTTTACATGTTTGGACACATTCAATGCTTATGTTTGATTGCAGAGGTGTTATTCATGAACAAGCAACTGTCCATATGTGAACACATTCTTACCATAGGAGATTCACAAATGGAAAACAGAGCAGCGCAGATGATCCGAGAAATAAAAGAAATCAAAAGCAATTCCAAACTTACCTACGATGATATCATGGTTCAAATGGAAAAGATCAACTCGTCTACCGTTGTTTCCCTCAGTACACTAAGGCGCGTCTTCCGTGATGGATCAGAAAGCAAAGCAAGCAGCTTTAATTTTGAAGAAATCCTGACACCAATCTATAATGCCGTTAAAGACTTAGAAGGCAAGCCAAGTCCGTCTTCTCCGTTTGAAATAGAGCTGCAAGGTTTTAAGAATGTCATTCGCGTTCAAAATGAAGAGCTTGATCGTTTGATTGAATTAAAAGAACATCTGGACGACCGTGTTGATTTTCTGGTCGGTCAGGTCAAAACCAAAGACGAAATGATTCAGAATCTAATGAAAAAACTGGATGAAAAAGACGCTATGATTCAGCGCCTGATGGACAAATGTTTATAAAGAAAGGAGAGCAAAAATGAAATTCGGTATCTTAGACATATTCCTTCTTTTTCCTCGATTCATGCTTCTTGTGATTGTTGTCCTGCTGGTTGTCATCATTGTGAAGATGTCAAAGAAGAATAAATGAAAGTACCAGAACCTCGTCGGCTTAAAAGCGGAAGTTACTTTATCCAGCTTCGCCTCAATGGGAAGAGCATCCCGATCACCTGCGAAGACCCAATTGAATGCGTCCGAATCGCTCAGAAGGTCAAAGCGGATTATCTTGCCGGAGTAACGCCAATAAAAAAACTCCCCAAAAACATTACTCTCCGGGAAGCCATGAAGAAATATATCAATGAGTATAAAGATGAACTGTCTCCGTCCACCTATGATCGTTATCTGGAATATACTAAATGCCGCTTTAAAAAATATCTGGACATACCGATTGGCGAGATCAAATGGCAAAAAATGATAGACGATGAACTGAAGAAGGCAAGCGAGAAAACCGTCTATAACGGCTGGGGCCTTGTCAGACCGGCGCTGAAGTTTGTCGGATACCCTGTGCCGAACGTGAAACTCGCTCAAGTTCCTGTCTCTGATATTCCATTCCTTCAGCCGGAAGAGATCAAACCCTTTTGCGAAGCAGTTAAAGGACGAAATTATGAAATTGCCGCCTTGTTGGAGCTTCATGGCCTCCGCTTATCGGAAATGAAGGGATTAGACTGGAAAGATATTGACCTCAAGAAGAAGACCATTTACGTTCGCGGCGCTTATGTTAAAGGCGTAGATGGTTACGTTGACAAGAAAACGAACAAAAACAAAACCTCCACACGGCCTGTTCCTATCATGATTCCGCAACTGGTAGACGCGTTAAACGCTGTGAAGGTAAAAGAAGGGCGCGTCGTTTCTATCAGCGGCTCAGTTCTCTTGCGCGATGTGAAACGCGCATGCAAACGCGCAGGAGTCACCGAATGTGGAAATCATTCACTCAGACACAGTTTCGCCAGTTTATGCTTTTTTGTGAAAATTCCTTTGGAGCAAATCCAAGAATGGGGTGGTTGGGGAAACGATGCTACACTCAAGAAAATCTATATTCATCTGGCCGCATCTGCCGAGTCAGAACACAAAGCCTCATTTACCGGCTTCTTTAATTAATCGTTTTGTTAGCATTCTTCATTAGCATTTTGTTTTTCACACCTGTGTTTTTACGCCACACAATGGTCATAATGTCACATATAAGTCATTCTCTTTTGTGCAAAAAATCAATGAAAACAAGAAAAGAAGCCCCAAAACACGGGACTTCTCTTCTTTTTGGGGTGCTGTGGTACGGCTGACGGGATTCGAACTTACATGTTATTTTGTATAGCCCCCTATTTTGTTGCCTCTACAGGACGCCGTTAGCGTATTGTTAGCAAAAAGAGCGAGAGATTTTACCCTCTCGCCCTTCTCATTTTTGCCTTCAGCCCTGTTCCATCTGCTGGATCATCCGCTGAATGCTCTGCCTGGTCTGATCATCGGGAGCGTTCATTGCCATCTCCCGCAGCTCATCCATGTACTCCTGCTTGGCGTCGGCGCGGGAGTAGTTCATGCTTCTGCCGCCCCGGTAACCGTAACCGTCATCCCGGCTGTACCGGCCCATGCTGTCACGTCTGGCATTCCTGCCCCGGCCTCTGGCCATCGACATACCGTCATCGTATCCATAGCCTCCACGGTAGGAACGGCCTTCTTCGCTGTAGCCGCCCTCTTCTTCCTCCTCGTACTTCCAGATGCAGTGCGCATCCTTGACGATATCCATCAGTTTATAGACGGAATCGATCTCTTCACGAGAACGGAATTTGCCATTCTGGACGATAGCGTTAAACTCGTTATCAGCCAGTTTCAGAATTCCTTCAATGCTCTTCATCGGTGCGCCCTCCTTTCACCGCTTAAGCGGCGGGAGCGGGAGGCGGGTAAATACCGAGGAAGTATTGAGTCTGAGCGGTCAGCGCATTCTGGATATAGTTGTTCGCCTCCAGCGAGTTGATGCGGTTGTTCAGCTCCACAATCTTCTCGTTCTTGGCGTCGATCTTATCCTGACACATCTTGTCGAGGATGGTCTGAATGCCGCCCTGAATTGCGGAACGGGTAGCCGCACCGTCAGACACGATCACATTCTGGGTCTGCGCAGTTGCAAGACGGTTGTCACAGCAGCACTGTGCAAGCTGGGCCTGAAGTCCGCTGAAGCCCTGCGTATTTGCAGTCTGCTCGGCAAACGAACGGTTCAGGCTGGCGATCTCGTTGCTGTAAAGCTGAGACGCAATGGCATTCTGAGCGCCGGTAACGGATGCCGTTACGCCAGCAAAACCTCCGCAAAGCTGGGTCGCCACATCGCCAAAACCGGAAGTGATTGCATTCTGGATGCCGCTGACCTGAGTGCCAAGCATCTGATCCCGGAAGCCGTCATTGATGTTCTGGCTGTTATTCAGCCACGGATAAACATCGCCGCCGAAGCCCCCACCGTATCCGCCAAAACCGCCGCCGAAAGCCAGAAGCAGGATGATGATCCAAGCCCAATCATTCCCGAAACCGCCTCCAAAGCCGCCACCGTAGCCGGGTGTAACCGGCATGCTGAAATTCATTCCTTCTGAATCCATGATTGTTAATCCTTTCACAATATATTTACCCACCGCCGATTAATGGCCACTCACCGGCAGATAGATACATAGGAAAGTACGCTTATATGAAATCCGCGTTTTCGTACAACTATACTTTAACGAAATCGCTGCGCCATCTGATAGGCTGCATTGATCTGGTTCTGATTCACCTGGCCGGAATTGACAAGATGATTCAGGATGGACTGCGGGTCATTGCCGACCCCCTGCGGGATATTAAACTTACGCTGCATGAGGAACTGTATTGGATTCGCCTTGAGCTGCTGGAGCATATTCATCATATTCCCCATTCCTGCCATCGGATTAGGCATCATCTTCGGTCACTTCCTTCTTTGCGGTTTTCTTTCTCCCGGCCACACCGTACATGTCATTCTTCAACTGGTCGATGTCGCCGAGGATGCCCTTCACAGCCCCTGCAAGAGCCGCCACATCCTCCCGGCTGGCATAATCGGGCGTTTTCTCATCCGCTGTCCCGGACGTTGCACAGGACGATTCCGAGCGCTCTACGAGTTCGTAGATTCTCATGGTCGGTTTTCCCGTCGCGTCCGCTTGTTTGAGATAAATCAGCTTTCCTGAATTTTCCCACAGCGCCACCGCATTGTTCGGCGCGACCGGATACATTTGCGCTTCCTGCGCCCCGGACACCCAAATGATCCCGGACGTAGAAGAGGTTTGATTTGCGACCGGCATCTGTGTCGGCTGCATCTGCTGTGGCTGAACCATCTGCGGTTGTGCTACAGGCTGATAACTCTGCGGATAATAACCGCCAAACTGCTGATATGGAGACTGATAAAACGGATATGCCATGATGCTTCCTCCTTACTTTTCGTTCGTCCAATACCAAATTGATACATTTCTGCTGCTGTCCCAAGAATCCCACAACACCCCGCCCTCAATCGTGGCGAGATGGTTTTCGCTCTTTACCACATAGGTTCCCTGCGGATGATCCCGGCAGAAATCCTCTACGGTGTAACAATCCGGGCATGAATTCGGCACAATCTCCCGGTGAAATCCTGATTCTCTCAACAACGCCCCGGATACCAGATCGCTTGACGGCATGTCTCCCATCAGAAATCCATTCAAAGACAGACGTGCATACGACTGTTCCCATGTAATTCCAAGCGCTTTTGCTACAGCCCGAACGGCGCAGTCACCGGCATGGTCGTTTTTTATAGGATTCGGCTGATAATACTTCCACATTACCGTTCACTCTCTCCGGCATCGTCACCGCACAGAAAGAGATCGTCATCCATCAGCATCAGCAGCTCGTCATTGTCATAGCTTTCCATGCGGTTCACCCCTTTCTATGCTCTCATTGTATAGAAAAATCCCCCGTTCAACGAGCAAGTAAACGGAGGATAAAAGTATGGAAAAAGTCTTATAAAAGTCCGATCAGGTATTCCTTGTAAGTCTTGCAGATATGCTTGACATGCTGTGTGGAGTAATGGGTCATCTCTCCGATGGCCTCATATGGGAAACCTTCGCAGTACCGGAGGCGTAGGACTTCCCGATATCTTGGATTTACAACATAGTCATCAATGACGCCCAACATAGCCTTTCTGTTATAATTTGGCATAATTAAAAACCTCCAAGAAAAGAAAATGCCGCCACCAACCCCGTAACAGGATTGAGTGGCGGCTCATTTTTTGGCGGCTCTTTACTTTTAAACGTCAGTGCTTGCTGTCGTACTCTTCAGGTGCTTCCATCGGCTCCTCAATCTGCTTCTCTTCCCTCGGAATCTTAATCGCCAGATTCTTCCAAGTCTCATAGACGCCGACAGCGCCCCAGCCGGATACGATGCCGACAGCGATGGCAGTCAGGATATCATGGGCCGGGAACTCCGGCATGACCTTCATGGCTACGATACCGAGGATGCCGCCGACTGCGCCGCAGATGACAGGAATCCAGTTTTTGTTGATGGGAGCCAGTTTCACAGCCTCACCAACCAGAAAACAAATAACTGCAATAACGGGGACTGCAACGATCCCCCAATCAGGCATGCTCATGGTTTATTCTCCTCTCTCAAACATCCAGTTTGATGACGGCAATCACATCGTCATCCTTGATCTCCGCTTCCCCGATCTTGAAAGACTCTCTGATCTCTTTCAGGACGTTGGCAAACGATGTGGCCCAAACATTGACAGATCCGATCCGGGTGACTACCAGATACCGTTCTGCATCTCTCTTGCCGCTCTGTTCGATTTCCATAATCATTCTCCTTATCTTCCAATTAAAAATTCTTGAATCTCGTTCATACTGTTTTGAAGTTTCTCCGTGCTGTTCCCGTTGACTTCATGGCTCATAACAGCCATCAAAGCCCTCATGATAATACGGTTGCTCTCTTCAAGCTGGGTGATGCGCTCATGGTCATTAGCCAGCTTTTTGCTGTGGTCTTCGACTGTGTTTTCCAAGGTGTTCACGGGCTGTTCTTTCAGCCGCTTCTCCTCTCTGGCGGTTTTGATAGCATTCATAACAGTGTTATAGACCCCAACTAAGAGGAGAATAACCGCTACCGTACCGATAAGCTGTTCAAATGAAAGTGCTTGAATCTGCATCGGACTCACCCCATTTCTAAAAGCTCTTTCCAAGTCATCTTGCCGACAACGCCGTCAACCGTCAAGCCGTTGTCAAGCTGGAAGTCCTTGACCGCTTCGGTCACTTCATCATCCCATGCTCCGGCTGCATAGTTCAGATACCCCCTACAGTACAGGACCGAACCGAGGACCGTCACTTCCGGCCAGTCCGTGCAATGGCAGTCAATGGTCCTCGGCGGCCAGTAAACCTGCGCCGGGGGATCAGGCTCCGGTCCGGGTGGATCGGGCGGGACCGGCTGCGGGTTCAGATCAATCTCGTTCTTGATCCGGGTGGCCGCCCGGAAACGATCATCCACGTTCTTCACATCCGGATTCTCGAACTGATAGCATATCTTCTTCGTGCACTCGTACAGATCGTTGCTGGACCGCAGATAGCCCAGCAGGCCCTGGAAGTCGCTCACCAGCTCGGAGACCGCAAACTCTACCTGCAGATGCTCATCTCCGATTGTCCCGCCGCGCATCTTCCAGAAGTCCCACAATGCTGCCTTACGGGAAGACAAGGTCCACTGCGCAAGCCCGTATCCCTTGTCGTCATTTGCGAACTGATTCCTACTGATGCTGCCGGTGTCCACGTCCAGGGTGTACTGCTTGCTCACATTGTGGTGCTGCGAGAAGTCCCCCTGCAGCCGGTACGGGATGCAGTTGCTCTCACAGTCAAAGTTCCCCAGCATTCCCAGGGCCCCGGCCTCTGTGAGGCCGTTCGCCCGGAACTGGTCATAGATCGTTTGATAGCTCATGTCTTTTCACCGCCGATCATGTCTTCGATGAACTCTTCAAGTTCTTCCCTCGTTATCACGGTTTTCATCTCCTCTCGTTTCGCTTTTGTCGCTCGCCCACCACAGGCAGTCATCGAATACCACGATCCCAACTGTGAGGATAACCCCGGCGACTGCGCTGAGTGGACATATCCACAGTAGATGCCAGATACTTATCATATTGCCGCCTTTCTCTTTGTTGCGTGAAATAAGGTCTGCGTTCAAAATTTGCTACGCCGAAAGCCCAGTAATTACTGGCCTTTCCGGGTTTTACCGAAAAACTACCTTAAACCAATTCGGCTTCAGATGGGCTTCGGCTCTACGAAATTAGGGCAAGTCTTCTCTGCAAACAAGCCGTAGCGTTTTGCGAGGCAACGCTCATTTCCGCACTCAGTTTTGCAGTTTATGAGGCGCGGGTCTTTGCTTGGGCTATAGTCTTTTACTTCTTTCATAACCTCTCCAAAATCAAGGTCTTTGCGCAGAAAATCCAACCATACCTTCTGGCAATCGCCAACAGTTTTCGCTTGGCACGGCCTTTTGGTTGGACACTCTATGCAATTGCAGATGCTTTGCAAGTAGATCGCAAGTTCTTCATCCGTCATTCTGCGGATTTCGTCAGCCTTATTTCCAACGACAAAATGATGGCACAACCGCTCGTCATAGATGTCTGGGTTATCTATGATTTCCTCGCACCAATCATACGCAACCCCGTTCTCGTCAATTAACTTTCCAAGATTCTTGCAGTTGCAACACTTCATCACTCGCCCTCCTATTGACATTCATGGTAATATTGTTCTGAGGTGATACCAATGCGAGAAGGTAAAACCGACAGAGGAAGGCCAAGATATGGGGATGAGCCAAAACCGAAATTCGTCAAGTTCGGAATCTCTATGCCGCCTGATTTGTATGACCGCCTTGAAAAGTATTGCGAATCAGACGAGAGAGACAAAAGCTGGGCGATCCGCAAGGCTCTTGAACCTTGGCTTTCCGAGAGGGGCTTTTGAGGCCCCTCTCTTCTGTTTCGAGACTCACTTTTATATCCCGCTGGAGCCAAGCGGTAAGTCTGGTGGCGGTTGTAAGCCTTTCCAAACGATTGCGTTCTCTGCTTGAACTGAGCCGCCGCAGTTTATTTTTTTGTGTTCTCCGGTATGACCAGTAATGCCGGGTAGCATAAAAAGGTCTGCCTTAACTAAACTCCTCAAAGGGGAGCTGCTTCCGCTTCGAACGGTATCCTAACAATTTTCTCCTGTTCACCTTCCCAGCGATAATCGCACTTTGTGCATTTTTTAACTGGAATTGGTGGATAAGTACATATAGTCAATGACTCAAGATCAGCTCCGCATTTGGGGCAGGTTTCGATTATTAGCATCTTTTACTCCTTTAATTTCGCCTCAAACCATTAGTCTTTTTACTCAGATATTTCTTTAAAAGTACCATAGTCATGGCCAACGCCAACGGAATTCCTTCCAAGTATAATACCTTTAGCGAATGGCAATAAGCAATTCTGGCATGGTTGGTAAATAACGCCTTTGCACTCAAAGGATTTAACTAAACCAGTTTTCTTGAGATCGTCATATTTAATACCCTTAATTTCATTTTCATCGAATTCTTTTCCGCATACAAAACATTTCATATTGGCCATCCTTATAACGGAACTTTCGCTTTAAACCAGTTGGATGTGGGGCAGGATTTCCCTGCATACTAACTTGGTTTTTAGTTAGCGTCCTTGTCTCTCTAATTTGGGTGAGAGCGGTTAAACGACCCACAAGTCTGCCTTAACTAAACTCAGGCATTCGGCTCATCAGCCGGGAAACCGCCCATGCTCTTTTTATAGATCAGATTGCCGTAGATGTCGGACAGCGTAACGGTCTGAATCATGCGGGTGTCCTGAGTGCAGAAACCAGCCCAGACAGTCGAAGCATCACCGTCGGCCCGTTTAAGGGCTTTGTCTACATCGTCACCATAATTCTTGCTGTCAAAGTTTTTCGGATAACCGTCCTGACCGTGATATGCTCCGTTCGCGTCAATAATCCAAGCATCAACTCTGAAAATGTTTCTTGCCATGATAAATACCTGCCTTTCAATCAATTATTAGGTCATTTTGCTACCATTTATATAGAAATCTATACATATAAGTCCTGCGTTTTGACCGAGTTCGATTGTTATACTGTTTGTGCCTGCTTGTACTTGTGTAACACCTGAACCCTTTGCCATTTCTATATATGTGACTTTTCCGATGC